TCAGTGCAGCAAACGGATAGGAAGTCGCCCGGTTCCGCATAGCGTGAATTGGGTTCGGAATCGCCCAGCCAAGCCGCATCGTGACCCGTAACGCCACCATATCGTTCTGTATCAGGTTGAAGATGATATCGCCGTTAGTATCCTGAATGACGCCCTCGGTGAAGACCTTGAAAGCGATATCCTGTCTGACAGAATAGACCGCCTGAGTCATATCACCAACCAGGAGTTTCGCCACGGCTGCATTGAACGTGTTGTTCATTGGGAAATTGATCGGCAGGCCGTGAAGGGTTGCAGGCGTTCCGGACTGGAGAGACTGCTGGAAAATCAGGTTGTCGTTCTGGTCCCGCAGTTTTCTCAGCTGGTTCTTGAACCCAATCGCGCTCATGAAACCGGTCGGGTTATATCCCTGCGCTTCAAGAATAGCCATCAGGTCGGAGATATCATCGGCAACGTCAACGTTTCCGGCGATGGAACCTTCCTGGATGGTCTGTCTGCTGTTGAAGCAGCCAGGAATGATACCAAGTGGCCAGGTTGCCGGTCTTCCCTGTCCCCAAATGATTGCCGAATCAATCTGTGAATGGAACGCTTCAATGATTCGCGGGCGAACCTCTTCCCAAATCGGATACGAAGAATCTTCCAGGACATCCTCCCCAATCGGGAGAATAATCGCGATAGGCTCGGCGGTAATCCAGACGTTATCCCATTCCATCTGGTGAGTGGCCTTCCTTCCCGGAACCCCGTTCCCATACGGGTTCGAATCACCAGAAAGCAGATTGCCTGTATCTTCTCCAGAAAAGGTATCTGTGACCGTAGAAGTGGCAAAGGCCGCACCTCCAAGTGAATTGAGAACGGGCATCCGATAGGTGCGGGAACTCATGTTGGGGAGTTTCCTAAACAGTGAAAGGGCTGCGCTTCCCTCGGTGATACCAGTGATAATCTCTTTACTGATTTCTTCAGGGATAAGCGGTGAAGCGTCCTGCTCTGTCGTCATATACGCAGAACCACTGCCAGGATTGTTAATTATTTGTGACATCTGTAAACCTCACGATATTTATCGTTTCTTCCCGGCAGCACGCCTAATCATCGAATCGAATGCGTTCCCGGGGTTTGAATCAACTCCACTTCCTACTCTCGGTATTGTCTGCGGAATTCTGCGCTTGATTTCTTCATTGACAGCCGTATTAAACGCTTCTTCAAACACCTTAACATTGTTAAACGTTGTATCCCCATCTTCCCCTATCAGCCAATCTGCGAAACGAACGGGTAGTTTCCGTTCTTCAAGGACTTTGATGGTTTCAAGTTGAAGACGTTGCCGGGATAATTCCCGTTCTTTTGAAGCAAGGATTTCTTCGCGTTTTTTCAGAAGAAGTTCTTGTCGTTCGCGTTCAGAGAGTTGCGACATTCTTGCCGCCTCTTCCCGTTCCTGCTCGACTCGTTCAGAAAACTCTTTTTCCCACTTCTTCTTGGCTGTTTTCAATGCTTCCGTCACGCGCTTGTCGGTTTCCGATTGAAGAGCACGTTCATACTCTTCTTTTGACATTTTGACCTGTTCAGAAGCAGATTGTGTTTGCGCGGTCTGTTGGCCCTGTTGGTTCTCGCCGCTATTCGGGTTTCCACCCGATAGAGGAGCCCCGCTTCCAGTTCCCGTAACCATAGACATTATTTTGGTTCCGGGACTATTTATATGATTCGCTTGGATTTATGGGTTAAAAACAGAGGTTTGGAATACTGGCGGGTTTAAAAAGAGTAAAAAGAATAAATCATTTGGAATCTTGTTCTTTTTTCTCTTTGGCGAGCCGCATTCCCCGGTTAACCCTTGCAATAATCGCGCGTTGGCCGTCAGTTAATCCTTTTTGACCATCAAGAACCTTGAATTCAGCATCATTGTGGCGGCCTTCTGATGTATATTGTTCATTTTCTTTCATAACGTCCACCCATATTATAATGCGTTATAAAAATATATATCTTTCATTATGCCTCCCCAATGACGGTAACAATATGGAATATTGAATCGGACAATTTCCCAGTATCAATGGTTTCTTTGTTAATTACCGTCCATTTTGTCCCGGGTTTGATGATTAATTCACTTTCAAAACTGGTTCCGGCGATACCTTTTTGTTTTCCGGTCATAATTGCCCGAATAACAACCTGTTGTGGTCGTTGGTCTGGTTTACGATCCAGAATATTTTTCGCAAAACCAGAAGCAATATCTGAACTGATCGAGAATGATTGAAACCCGTTATCTTCATACAGATCTCCGGTTTCCAATTTTAATGCGTTTCTCCCCGAATACTTCCCCAACCCGCGATAGAAAACCGTATCAGGGGTGGTATATTGGCCTTTTTTATCAATGATCTCGTTTAAAACGTTACTTTCTTTCATCAATTCAAGTATTTTATCATCGGGATATCCATATTTTTCTTTAGAACCGTCTGGTCCGTGTCGTAAAAACCGGTTTATATCGGTATACCCCCTTCCCTTATAACTTTTATGAACTTCAACTGCTTCTGATCCATCTTGCGCGTTAACTTGATAAAACTGTGAATAGGACATTTTCTTGACAGTTCCAGGTTCTTCTTCAAGCACATTCCCGAAAGTGATTGTAAGATTATCAATACCGGGTATGGTGTTTTTATCAATGAGTTTCTCGGCTTGTTCCAGTTCTTTTGAGATTTCTTTGGCTTGTGCATCGAGGTCTGCCTTAACCGCCCTCAGTTTCAGTTCTTCAATCGTGGCTTTCAGTTTCTTTTGTTCAATATCGGCCTTTTTCAATTTCGCTTCTTCTTTCGCTGCTTTCCCCGCTTCAAGGTCTTCTCGCTGTTTTTTCAGTTGTTTATTGATTCCTTGTTCTTCCTCTGGATCTGGGTCGGTGATGATTTCAACCACCATTACGCACCGGCAATTGATATCGTCTTCCGCTACGCCGAGTTCCCCGGGATGCGGTCCTTTTCCACCGGTCTTTTCGTTCACGAAATCTTCATCGAACGGGATTGCTTTGTCACGGCTGTATTTATCGCCCATGTAATTGTGGCCAGGTCGGACCCGTTCATCGTCCCCATTGCGCCACCATTTCCGCAGGTTTACCCCTTGTTTCGACGCATTGGTGATAGATTTATATTTACCCGCCTCAAGGCAGCGATGAGATTCAGTTCGGACGATACGAACGGCTTTAAACGCTTCCATCTCGGTCTTGTGTTCTATTTGTTTAGCGATGTCTTTATACCGTTTCCCTTGAATCAGCCCTCGGTTAATCTCTTCCTTTATCGTAGAAACCGTGAATACCCGGTTCATTGCAAGGCGTTCGTCCAATTTCAATCCCGATATGGGATTTTGCACGATTGCGTTAACTATCTCGGGTTTCAGGATTCCCCGAATTTTCTTATTGGCTTTTTGTTCTAACGCCAGTTTCGTCAAGTCATGACTCGAAGCAACTGTTTTTCTCAAACAATTACGTATCTCAAGTGCCGCTTCCTTTGTCCGTTTTTTGACGATTGTTTCAATATCCTTGTTTATTTTATCAATCAACCCGTGTTTAGCAAGGTTTGAAAACGTCATCCCGCCGTCAAGATTACCGTGTTCCTGATACACCTTCCCCAATTCTTCCCGGATATCATACAGCATCTCGGCATAGTTTGCACCAATGCGGTCGGTTGCAAGTATGGCTAACGCTTTTGTTTCTTGCTGGACTTTATACAACGGGACGGATTTCGACCGCATATCAACTATCCCCAACATGCTTCCGCACAGGTTGTCAACCAACGGTAGAATCGTCTATGCCAGAAAGGAACGTCGCGAGAACCGAAGAACCATGGCCACAATACCCATACAACCCGCTCCAATGGGGTCACCCATTTCGGCAGGAGACCTGCCATATCGTCAGCCGGTTGGCCTACGGCGTGGAGCAATTCATGCCAGATCCGCATAACAACAACATCGACATTATCCCCGGGGCGGACCCTGACCGAAACCCGCAGGTAAGACCCAAGACCAACCGCTTTTGCCGCAACTATGTCATCAAATACATATACATCACCCCGGTTGATTGGGAACGGGAAACCGCTTCTAACGGGGTCTGACGGATCAAGATAGCGAACCGGGGGAGTATCGACCAGGATATCCAGGAACACAAAAAAGTCCGGGATTTGATGTAACTCTGGTTCGATGAAGT